GTCGTGCGCAAACCACCTGAGTACGAAATTAAAACCAACGGAGAAAGAGATCCGATGAAAGACATGATTATCAATGCGCTGAAAGCCGCTGGTAAGCCGACAGAAGGCAAATCAGAAGCTGAGCTGCTGGATGCGTTCAACCAGATGGCTGTTGAGAAAGCAGCTTCTAAAGGTGAGACGCCGGAAGAAAAGGCCGCTCGCGAGAAGAAAGAGGCCGAAGAAAAGGCAGCTAAAGACAAAGCCACCAATAGCGAAGAAGCACCGGCATGGTTTAAGCCGTTTGCCGACAAGCTGAGCTCTATCGAATCCGGCCTGACCGCTAACGCCGACCAGGAAAAAGCGACCAAGCGCGAAGCGGTTAAAGCCAAGTTCAAGCTCGACGACATGGCAGTTAACGCCCTTGACGGCGCGGCTCTGGATGGCCTGTACGCGCAGTGCGCTACCACTCGCAGCCTGTCCGGCGCATTCAACCATTCCACCGATAAACCCTTCTCTGAGATGCCGGAGTAATAAAAATGGCTAAAGACGGTAAACACGTAATTCACGCGGGTGGCGTATTCCCGAACCCGCTTCTGAACCGCGAAGGCGGGGCGGCGGCAGCTACTCAGCCGGGCACCATCGGCGTATTCACTAACGGCAAATTCACTGCATCCACCAACGGCGGCGAAAGCGCTGTGCTGTATGTGGCGAACTATGACTATCTGCGCTGCATGGGCGTCGATGACGTCATTCCTGCTAACGAGCTGGTCGTCGGCATTCAGTTACTGCCAGGCATGTTCCTGAACGTCCGCGCTGCTGCTGGCACTTATAACAAAGGCCAGGCACTGGCTATCTCTAATGGTCGCGTCACTTCCGGCGGCACTGCATCCGCAGTCCTTTTCGTGGAAGAAGACAAAGCGACAACTGTTGCTGCAGGCGATCTGCTGCGCGTAGTGGTCAAGTAAGGAGACCGATTAATGTTTGTATATTCCAAATCACTTGGCGAGAAGACTGGCAACCTGGAAGTAAACCAGGCTCAGTTTCGCGCGCTGCAGGCCGAACGTAACGCTACCGCCCAGGCGGTTGCTGATTTTCTGTCTCGCACCCAATGGCGTGGCGCTGCTGAAGATACTCCGACGCTGAACGCCGTTAACGCGGTTGATGATATCCGTCGCCTGTACCGTGCGTACGATACCACCGTGACACAGCAGTTCGAACCCAACACGCAGTTCACTCTGCTGAACGACCTGATGCCGCTTTCCCGCTCTGTACGTATCGAGCAATCCCGTTACGACTACGCCCGCACCGGCGGTCGTGGTTGGGCACACACATCAATGTCCGGCCAGATTGGCGCAGCGCTTGACGCTCGCGTCTACACCTTCGACGGCACGATGGTTCCGATCCACGATTCCGGCTTCAAGTTCAACTGGCGTGACCCAATCTTCAACAGCCCTTCGGCCCTTCAGTCTCAGGCTGACGCTCAGCGTGGCTCCGTGGAAGATGTTCAGCGTCAGTACGTTGACTATATGTGGGACGGCTACCGCGACGCGGCTGGTAACTACGCAGTATTCGACGGCCTGACCTGGAAGGGCTTCCGCGCTGATGAGCGTGTCGCTCAGGTGACTCTGAACGTTAACATGGCGACCAGCACCGACCCGAAAGCCATGCGCGCCGAATCAATCCGTCTGCGCGATGTGCTGAAGCTTGGCAACTACCAGTACGGCCAGCAGACCTGGTATGTGTCATCTGAAATCATCTCCAACTGGGAGCAGTATTACAGCGACAACTTCCAGTCCCGCACCGTGCTGCAGGAACTCCTGACCCTGACCGGCATCGCGGCCATTAAAGAAGACGCGAAGCTGCAGGGGAACGAAATCCTGATTGTTCCGCTGCAGGCTGGCGTAGTTGCTCCGATTGTAGGCCAGGCCATCGGTACCGTTGCCGACCCGCGCCCGTTCTACAACAGTGATTACATCTGGCGCACCTGGGGCGCAATGGGCCTGATGGTCAAAACCGACATCAATGGTCACTACTCCGTAGTCCACGCCACCGGCGAAGCGACCAGCTAAGGAAGCGATATGGCACTGGTAAAAGTTATCTCATCAAACCTTTTTGCCGGTGCCAATTTCCAGAAGCTGGAGATTGGCTCTGAGGTAGAGGTTGCCAATTCAATCGCCGAGCGATGGGTTAATGCCGGGCTGGCTGAGTACCTGGAAGAGCGCCAGCTGGAAGTCGCTACGCCCAAGCGCGGACGGAAACCCAAAGATAAGGAGTGACCATGGCTATCACGCCAATCACAGCAGCGCAGGTTAAACAGCAGCTGTCATCCCTAGGTTACTCCATCCCTGATTTCATCATCGACGCATATCTCTGCAAGCTCAGCAGCATTGAGCAGTGCCTGGAGGCGTCTGGCTACGACGAATGTGACGTCGTGCTGATTCAGGTCTATGCCGTCTCTCTCATGGCCTTAACGGCATACAGTCAGCGCATTAAATCGCAGTCAGCGCCTTCAGGGGCGTCGCGGTCGTTCGACTATACCGGCGATGTGCTTTCGATGCGTGACGCTCTTCTGTCACTGGATAAGAGCGGATGTACGGCGTCGCTGCCGATTGACGTGGGTAGTCGTGTTGGCTTCTTTGATGTCGTTGGAGGCTGTTGATGGCAAATTGCATTCATTCATCTTTAACGGGTGTCGATGTCGAAATAACCTACATCGACTCCACTGGTGAGCATACATATAAAGCCCTCAAAGACCGCAAGACACATCCGAAGGCATTCTTCATCTACCTGGGGTTTGACAGCGATTCGCCACCACCTTTCTTCCCATTGGATGAGGGTGATTACGTAAGCTCATCAAGTGTCACGCGAGTAAAGGTTAAGCCCATAGAAGTAGGGTTAGAACCAGACCAGCACTTGGAGTATGCGTTATGAGCTCAGTAGCTAACTGGTCATACACAGCAACAGCGACAATCTGGCGAAAGCTGGATGGTCAGGACGACTATGGAGACCCGCTGGGATATGCAGCGCCTGAGCAAATTCTCTGTGATTACGAAGGTGGACTGAGTAAACGAATTGGTAGCCTCGGCTCAGAAATCGTAGTCAAGAACACAATCTGGACTGAGTTTACGCTTGCTGATGCCGGTGATTACATCCTGATTGGTGAGTCTACCGAGGCCGACCCGATTCTGGCGGGTGCTGATGAAGTGCGGCAGGTTATCCGTTACGCCGATACGTTCGAGCGCTTGAAGGATGATTATGCGATACTAACTGGCGTGTGATTTCAACGGAGATGTTCTGATGTGGATCAGCCTGGCTGTTATAATACTCGGTGTTGCAACTATCACCATTTCCACCAGAAGCATATACGAGATGTGGCGATGGCTACGAGAACACCCCAAAAATTAAGGTCGCTCTTGCGGCCTTTTTTATTGCTTGGAGAAAACCATGGCCGGTAAAGTTCGCGGCATTGCCCAGGCGAAAGCAAATATGGATGCGCTGATTAATGATGTGCAGGGGCGCAAGGTCGTCAGGGCCGTGCAGTCAGCGCTGCTAATCGGTGGCGCGCAGGCAGCGCTATACACACCAATCGACACATCAACGCTTCTCAACAGCCAGTTTCGTGAGATTGACGCCAACGGCACAAAGGTAACTGGCAGGGTGGGCTACTCGGCCAACTATGCGGTTTATGTTCACGATCCGAATGTTCCGCAAACCTTCCGCCGCGCCACAGCCCGCAAAGAGTTCCTTACCAAAGGCTTTGAGGACACCCGCGAGCAAATCGACCGGGTTATGAAGCAGGAGCTGTCGCTATGAATCCGCCAATGCATACGCGCGTGCGTAACTACTTCATCAATGCTGGCCTGACGGATGGCTTTAAGGTTCGGCTGCTGATGTGGACTGACTCAGGCACTGAATCTGACCGGTTCATGGTGTTTCGTCCAAATGGCGGCAGCAATATTCGCAATGGCCTCGGCAACGAGCAGTACATCCTGGTCGACGTTATCGGCGCAAAAGGTGGCAATGCTTTTGTCGATGAGCGCGTGCAGCAGATTGTTGATTACGTCCAGCAAAATCCCATGACCGATGATTGCGTCGGTTATCTCCAGAATATGGGCGCTATGCCCGCACCAGTTCTTACAACCGATGGACGCCTTGTCTATCGGCTTCAATTCGTCGCCACCTACGGCGATTAATTAAACGTCAAAGAGGAAGTAACATGGCTAATTGCCCAACCAGCAACGAACGCTTGTTCGGTGGCGCTATTGTGCTTGAAGTTGCCGACGGCTGCCCGGATACGGAGCCACTTGAATCGGAATGGAAAGCGCTGGCCGCCGGTACGTCTAAAGGGTTCGACTTCAGCCCCAACACAGTGACCAGTGATGCAGATGACGGTGGTGGTTACGTTGAAACAATCGTAACAAACTCGGATTTTACTATCAGCTTTGAAGGTGAGGTGCGCAAAAACGACAAGCTCGACCAGTACGGAATCGGTCGCTTGGTTAAGTATTACAACACCGAACTAAAAGCCAGACGTCAGCCTGGGATTTGGGTGCGAATGGAGTATGGCCCGGTCATATTCAAAGGATATATGAATATCACCGCGCTGAACTCAGATGGCGGCACCAATGACATCGTAACTATCTCCACCGAATTCAAGGTGGGAGATTCAAGAACCATTCAGGTTCTCGATAACGATGAACCTTCCAGCTAAAACACAGCGGGGCGCAAGCCCCCTTTCTGAGACAGAGATATGCAGGTTCTGATAAACGGAATTCCTTACGAGCCAGCGTCGGCGCGCTCATCTGGCATTGGTATTGCGATCACCACTCATAACCGCCCCGACGTACTGGCGCGTGCTCTTGAGCAGCACCAGAAGCATCTACCACCCGGCGCGGTGGTCGTGATTGTCGATGATGGTTCGGAGCCTGCTGCCGTAGCACCAGAATCTGCACGGCCCATCCGTCATGAGCAATCACATGGCATCGTGGCATCCAAAAACGCCAGCATTGAAGCCCTGATTGATGCCGGTTGTGAGCATCTGTTTCTGTGGGACGATGACGCATGGCCGATTGCAGATGGCTGGCATATTCCGTATATCGAGTCTCCTGAGCCTCATCTGGCATATCAGTTTCTCGACCTGGCTGGCCCACGCAAGCTGAATGACCTTTCAGTCCTGTACCGCGATGAAAAACACATCGCCTACACCGGCCAGCGCGGCGTGATGCTCTATTACCACCGCAGTGCGATTGAAAGGGTCGGCGGGTTCGACCCGGTTTACGGGCGCGGGATGTATGAGCATTCAGACCTCGCTCTACGCATTCATAATGCTGGGCTTACCTCATGGGCATATGCCGACGTTATTGGCTCTGAGAAGCTGATTTACTCGCTGGATGAGCATGAGTCGGTAGAGCGCTCAGTACCCAAGCCAGAGCGCGAGCGGCAGGTCAGCAACAACGTAAAAATACACAATGAGCGCCGCGACTCCGGTTATACCGGGTGGGCACCATACCGCAGACAATGTAATGCCGTCATCACAACCTTGCTGACCAGTCATCCTGACCCGCAGCGAGGAGCCAGAATGAAACCGGATCAGTCGCTTATCGCCAGATGGTCAGAATCGATTAAAGGGGCCGATGCAGTCATTCTCGCTGACGAGTTTGAATACTCACCGCCAGGCCAGACGACGGTTCGCGTGCCTGTTGTGGATATGAACGTTTACTTCCGGCGCTGGCTGCATATCTGGCAGCACCTGCGCGAGCATCCGGAATATCGTTTCGTCTGGTGTACCGACGGGACTGATGTCGAGATGCTTCGCTCACCATGGGAAGAAATGCAGCCTGGCGTGATTTATGTCGGCTCTGAGCCAAAGACATATTCCGATGAATGGGCCATCAAAAATCATCCTGAGCGCGTATACCAGTCATTCCTGAAGCAGTACGCCAGCGACACCATGCTGAATGCCGGATTACTTGGCGGATTACGCGAAGATGTCATGGAGTTTGCTCACCGCATCGTGCGGCTTTACTACCGCATTGAGTCGGAGCGCTTCTGGAAGAAAGAGGGGGCAGCCAGGGCGGTTGGCGACATGATCGCATTCGGCATCGTGGCGAAGTCTTTCGGTGACCGAGTTATTACCGGCCCGAAAGTGCACACGGTGTTTAAGACCAACGGCATCGGCAAGGAAACAGCATGGTGGCAGCACAAGTGACATTCGCAGTGGTAGGCCATCACCGACGCAGTGAAAAAGCTCACAGGCTTGCTGAGAGCCTTAATGCGCAACTTTTTATCGATGACGCCGACCACGGAGCCAACTGGAATCACCTTAGGGCCGTTAAGTGGGCTTCCGGCCAGTCAGCGCGAGTGGTCGTACTGGAAGATGATGCCCAGCCGGTAGATGCCTTTGCAGAGCTTGCGGCTGAATGGTGCGCCAGATTCCCTGATGAGCTAATCAGTTTTTACCTCGGCACTGGTCGCCCTCCGCAGTATCAGCAGCAGATTGCTGAACGTCTTATTGCTGCTGACAGGTGCCGTGCGGATTACATCACCCTGAACCGACTGATTCACGGCGTCTGCTATGCGCTGCCAGCCAGCGGAATTAACCGCATCCTGATGAACTGGAGCCAGCGTAAACCGGCGGACTATGCGCTCGGAGACGCATGGGGAAGGGATGTTATTTACCCTTGCTACTCCCTCGTCGACCATGCCGACGAGATGCCAGTGGAAAAGGCTTTTGATGGCCTGCCGAGAACCGAGAGAAGAAAAGCGTGGAGGCTTTACCGGTGAATACCCCGCTTAAAGAGATTGGTGAGTGCCTCATCAGCGTTGATGGTGAGGATTATTTCTTCCGGCCATCGTTCATTAACATGACGCGTATCGGCGAACCTAAGGAGATTGTGCAGGCGTTCTACGACCTGCACCACGATGAGGTATCTGACTTAATACGGTCGGCAATAGATGCTTATGGTGCCGTGCCTGGATGGCTTGTTCAGCATATCAGGACGACAAGTTACGGACGTAAAGCCCTGATTGCTGCGATGACTGTTATTAGCGCCTGCTGTAACGACGATGTGACTCCCCTAATCGGTGAACTCCGGATCGCCAAAGCCTCAGGGAAGGCATTCAAGATGCGCCGCGGTGCCATGGATGAATTCGACATGATTGTTATTGCGCAGTCACTAATCACACACGGCATTATTGGCAAAGCGAAGGTTAGAAAGTTGCAGCGCCATGAAAGCACCCAGGCGACCTCTGAGTTTAACGCCTTCGAGTACATCAGCGCCGCGCGTAATCACTTCAGCATGAGCCGGGCGGAAGCCGAGCAGCTTACCATGACAGAATTTCAGCTTCTGATAGCAGCCAAATACCCAGAGCAGAAAGGGTTCACCCGGGAAGAATATGATTCCGTTGCTGATGACTACCTTGCCCGCAAGAAGAAAAGGCTTGCTGCTTCAAAAACTGTGAATGCGTAAATGCTTAGTTGCTTTCCATTACGGTGATATTTCTCTAGGATTGGTCTCATCAATTACTGATGGGGATAGGGAAGTGAACAAATTCTTTGTAATTTTGGCTTTTATTTTTTTGGTTGTTACTTGTACTTTCGCTATAAGAGAACCTATATCGCTGGTATTCATAATCGGATCATTCCTGCTCATTGGTTATGTATTTGCCAAGGTTGGTCAAAAAGCTGAGTTTAATAATCGACTGTCAAGTTCAGAGAGAAAAGGCACTTTGCGTTTTTGTGCCGTTGGCTTTCTAGTTGCCTCATTAGCTGCGAATGTGTGTTTTCTTTTTTGGGTGAACTCTAAAACTCCTATTTTTGGGGACGCTTATGTAGAAAGACAACAATATGAAGAGATAAGGGATGGTTTAAAAAAACAAGTAATTGCACAGGAAGAAGAGAAGTTTAGCCGGACTTATGACGCAAAAGAGTCAGTTAAGTCCTCGCTTAAGGACGCATCTTCTGCAGAGTTCTCTGATGAGCGAGATGGTAAGGACGGGGCTATTTGCGGGTACGTAAACGCAAAAAACAGCTTCGGTGCTTATGCAGGTAAAACAAGATATATATCAATTAGCGGTCAATCATCAATAGATGATGGAAGCCAAGAGTTTGAATCCCTATGGGGTAAACTCTGCAATTAAATTGATTAAGAGAACCATTAAACCATAACCTCGCTCCGGCGGGGTTTTTTATTGCCCGGAGATTAGATTATGGCTGGTACTGTCAGCGCTGGAACGATTGTTTATGAAGTTGACATGGACACCGCCGGGATCCTTCAGGGACGCCGGGATATTGATGCCGCGTTGAATGGGCTTAACGGTAGCATGGGTCGTCTTGAGGCGGGATTAAACCGCACTGAGCGATCCCTGTCTTCGATTGAAGGCACTATGTCCAGCTTAACTGGCGTCGCGAAAGCGCTCATAGCAGCTCTTTCTGTCCAGCAGGTTGGCGCATATGCCCAGGCATGGCAGGACCTGAGTAATAAACTGGCAAACGCAGTCAGGGATTCCGTACCGCCGTTTGAAACACTGGCTGATGTCACAGAGCGTGTTTTCGACATCTCGCAAAAGACCCGCTCTGGTCTTGATGCCACCGCCACGCTATATGCACGACTGGAGCGCTCAACGAGGAGCTACGGCGTAAGTGTAGAGGACATCACCAGGCTGACAACCATTATTAACCAGGGTTTTGTGGTGTCAGGGGCAACAGCCGAGGAGGCGAGCAACGCAATCATTCAGCTTGCTCAGGGGCTGGCGTCCGGCGCTTTAAGAGGTGATGAATTTAACTCTGTGAACGAGCAGGGTAACCGGCTCATGATTGCTCTTGCTGACTCTCTGAATGTCAGCATTGGTGCTCTCAGAAACATGGCTGCAGAGGGTAAGTTAACCACTGATGTGATCGTGAATGGATTGCTCTCCCAGGGCGATAAAATTGGACAGGAGTTCGCTAAAACTACTGCAACGATCAGCCAGTCTCTTGAAATTGCCAACAACAACATAACGAAGTTCTTTGGTGAGAATGCCACTGTAAAAACTGGCGTCAAAATATTCAGTGACTCAGTCATTTCCCTGAGTGAAAACCTGGACGTTCTCAGCACTACGCTCACGATTGTTGCCGGCGTAATGGGCGCGCGGTATGTCGGCGCGCTGACCATGGCTACCTCAGCGAAAATTGCTGATATCGCAGCATCACGTCAGCAGGTTGTAGCAGACAATCAGACGGCACAGGCTGCTTTGGTAGCCGCTAATTCTGTTCAGCGTAAAGCTCTTGCTGATAAAGAGGCTGCTCTTTCTTCTCTTGCGCTGGCCCAAGCTGAATATAACGTGGCAAAAGGTAGCGCTGCAGAGATGTTGGCAATGGATGCTCTTATTGCCGCAAAAACACGGGCGACTACCGCATCTATTGCCCTTGCTGAGGCTGAAAACGCCCAGGCTGCGGCATCAGCCCGGGCAGCGACAACTGCTCGCGCAGCATCAGTTGGTATTGGAATGGCTCGTGGTGCGCTTGCTCTTATAGGTGGCCCTGCTGGCGCGGCGATGCTCGCAGCAGGAGCGATATTCTATTTCTGGCAGAAAGCACAGCAAGCCAGAGAAGAAGCAATCCGCTTTGCCGATAGCTTGGATAAAGTTAAAGCCTCAATGAAGGAGATGAACAATACCAAACTCAGGGGGGTGATAGCTGACGCCAATATTTCAATTAGGGCGCAAGAGGAAGCTATTAGCGATCTGAAAGATACCATTTCGGGACTGCAATCAGATTATGAGAAATATACAACGCTTGCAAGGCAATACGGGGTTACCGAAGATCAAAATAATGGTTTCGTGATTAAGGCAAAAGATGCCGCAAACCAGTTGGCCCAAAAGCGTAGAGATTTAGCTGACGCTCAGGAAAAACTGGCAAAAACTCAGGACATGGCAGCGGAAGCAAACAGAACCCTAACAAACAACATGCTCACATCTATGGGGGTGCATGATGGTCTGATTGAGAAAGGCTCGACTCTTGAGAGGGTGCAGGGGGCGGTTGCGAAAGCATTCGGATTAACAGCCGATGAAATAACACGGGCGAATCAGGCTGGACAAAACTTCAACCCCAAAGCGCTGCAGGTTTCTCCTCCTACCGCTGATGGCGACAAAGTAATTCTTAACCTCGAAGAGCAGAACGAGTTACTGAAAATTCAGGATGAACGCCAAAGAGCAGTGACAAAAGCCAGAATGCAGGCAGCGAAGGTTACTGATAACCCAAACCAGATATCAAGGGCTGGCGATCTGGCCGGAGAAAACTACGACCTTCAGAAAGCAGAAGAAGCCCGCCAGGAGGCTCAGAGAAAGGGAGAGCAGCAAGACAAGCGTTCAGCATCAGCCGCAGAATCAGTAGCCCAGAAGCTTGAAAACTTGCGTCAGAAAGCAATGCTGGCTGGGGCGACAACTCAGGAGCTAAGCAGAGAGCAATCCATTCTTAACGCTCAGCAATCACTTGGTAAAGCGGCAACGCAAGCCCAGATAGATTTAGCTGGCGAGTATGCAGCTCAGGCATATGACACTGCGGCAGCACTGAAAGCTCAGCAGAAAGCCGAGAAAGACCGGCAGGATACAGAGAAGGCCTATCAGAATGTTAGGAGTCAGTCATCACCACTTATTGCCGCCGATAACACCTTTCAACAGCAAATGGCATCTCTCAATGCTTATGCTCAACTTTATCCTCAAAAAATAGCAGAGGTCGAGCAAACTCGCGCCGCTATAGAAGAACAGTATCGCCAACAAAGAATGGCCGCAATGTGGCAGGAATGGTCTCAGCAAAGTGCAGCAACAGAAGCGGCATCAGCAGCTTTTACTGCATTTGGTAACAACGCGTCAAATGCGCTTACCGGGATAATCACTGGAAGCATGACTGCCAGTGACGCCTTGCGTTCAATTGGCAACACCGTCCTTAACAGTGTCATTAACACATTTGTACAAATGGGCGTTGAATGGGCTAAAAACGCAATTCTTGGAGCAACTACTCAACAGGCAGCGATAGCAGCAACTACAGCTACCCAGGTCGGCGCTCTTGCCACCACAACGGCGGCAAGCACCGCATCAGCGGCAGCCACAACAGCGGCATGGACACCTGCAGCAATCGTAGCATCTATCGGTTCATTCGGTGGTGCAGCTGCGGTTGGGCTTGGCGCTGTCGTGGCAGCACTCGCTCTGTCTGGTAAGCGCAAAAACGGCGGCCCGGTATCAGCGGGTGGGATGTATCAGGTAGGCGAGGGCGGGATGCCGGAGATTTACCAGGCCAGTACCGGGAAGCAGTACATGATCCCCGGTGACAATGGCCGGGTGATTAGCAACAAGGAAATGACAGCGGGGGCAGGCGGCGGGGTGATAATCAACATCCAGAACTACACATCGTCTTCTGTAGATGCTCAGGCCGGAACTGATGGCAATGGTGGTGTGACCGTGGATGTCATTGTCGCTGACCTGAACAACGGCGGGCCAATCAGTAACGCCATAACCAGCAACATGAATGTTAAGCGCACGCCGAGAGGACAGGGCTGATGCCAATTATCGACTATCCCGACTGGCTGCCGCTGGCGCAGAAGGCCAGCAAAAATATGACCTTCGACACCGGGTTTCAGACTGACCAGCCAGCAGTCGGCCCGGCTATTTTCCAGAACCTTACTGATGACCTCAAAACCACATGGTCACTGACGTGGATTTTCACACTTGATGAAGAACGCGCTTTCCAGCAATGGTTGCGCAGCCCGAACTACCTTAACCGCGGCGTTAACTGGTTTCGGATGCCCATCAACATTGGCGGCAGTGGCCTACAGGTTCAGGAGCTTCATTTCACGCAGATGCCAGTGCAAACCAGTATAGACGGCGGCGTGGTGACCTGGACTGGTACCGTTATAGCCAACCACCTCTATAACCCTGACGACGAGTTCGACGACATCATTGTTGAGCTGCCGCCGCCGTGGGATTCGTGGCTGGATATCGTTGTAACGGGTTATCCTGACAACAGAGACCCAGAATCACTACCGAGGGTGCCGTAATGCCGTCCTTTCGTGAATACAAGCAACAGCGACCGACGCGCGGACTGTTCGATACCATCACTTTCTATCACCCGTCATTCGGATACGTCCGCCTGGTAGATAAGCAATTCTTCGACAAAACGCTTGGCGGCCAGGTGTACAAGCCTGCGCGTTTCGAAATTGAAGAGAGCCAACAGAGCGGCACGCCGGTGATCGACGCGACCGTGAAGCTTGGTCGACTCTCATCTGACATCAAATTGTTGATGAAGAAGTGGAGGGGAGCGTCTCGCTTGACGGCAATCACAGCGACGCGGCAGATATTCGACAGTGGAGACGTGTCTGCGCCGATTAAGTCGTGGCAACTCTACGTCAAGACTGTAGACATCGACGCAGATGCTGCATCAGTAACCCTCTCAGTAACCAACCCGCTAAACAACAACATAGGTCGCCTTTATGATCCACAGGAATACACAGGGCTTCAGTACCTCTGATTTCGTCAGGCGCGTCATTGGCGTTCCTTGGGCGAACCGCGCCTGCTCGTTCGAGAAGGTAGACTGTTGGGGCTTGGTTATTCTTTATTACCGCCACGTGCTAGGTATTGAGCTACACCAGACACCGGACTACGAAGCCGGGGAGGACTTCTTCACCTGTTATCAGGGCGACGTCGTCTTCTGGCGTCAGGTCGATAATCCGGAAGAGGGCGGGATATTCGTGGGATACCGCGGCGCGCAACCGGCGCATGTTGGACTGGTGCTCAACAGGCAAGCGTTACACTCTCGCGGCGAAAACGGAAGCGTGCGCATGGACTCGTTGCTTGTTATTCAGCGGGCATTCACCAAAGTGGAGTATTTTTGTTATGGCGCTGGTTGAGATATCGAATTTTCCAGGAACGCCTAAGCTGCGTTGCAGGGTGCCAAACGGCACCATTTTTTATGACTGGCTGGCGGCCAATGACGCCACCCTTCACCGCGATCTGCTTATTTTACGCAATGGTGTTAAGCTCAGCGATGACGATGATTTGGCTTTTGAGCTTAGCGAACTAGACCACATCCAGATTCACGACCAGCCAAAAGGGATTGTAGAAGATGTTCTGAGCCCGATATTTAAAGTGGTTGGGCAGGTTTTTTCCTTTCTTGCGCCAAAGCCAGCTATCGCAAACACTGGCGGGAATACAGTAGATTCTCCAAATAATAGCCTTACTGGACAGACTAACACCGCACGCGTCTATAAAGCCAAGCCGGATATTTATGGTCAGGTGAGGTCATTTCCTGACCTTATTCAGGAATCTGTTTTCGAATATGTGCGTCAGAATGATAAAGATGGCGGACTGAAGTACGTGACAGAATGGATGTGCATCGGAATCGGTAAGTACGATTATGAGTCTGTGCGCTACTCCGAATCGAGCCTCGGCTCACTGGCTGGGGCTGAATATCAGTTTTATCAGCCCGGTGAAGTCATCCCCCAAATCGTCGAGGGATATGGCTTCGATGACGTAGATGGACAGGAGGTGCCTGGGCAGAACGAAGCGGGTGATTTCCCGATAGAAACGGCGACGGCAAACACAGTAGTCAGCGGGACATATTCCGGCGGCCAGATAGCCATGAAAATCGTGAAGCAATCCGACTTCGATTATTTCATGGGGTTAGTGCTGCCGCATGCCGTAACATTCACCATTAACGTTACGTACAGCACGGCTTCTGGCAGTGTCACTACTGACGCTACTTTCTCTGGCACCCTTATCTCTGCGGTGGAAACTAACAACGGGGCGGTTACTAATCCTGTTCGCTGGTACACTTTCACGATGAGCGACCTGCAGGGCCCTCAGGACATCCCGGCAAATGCCACCATCAACACTACGAAATTCATTCTCAACGACAACGAAGCGCTTGTTGTTGGGCCATTCTTCTCGCCAGTTGAATCTTCTCAGCTCTGGCTACACACGCAGTCGAGCCTGGGCGGTAAAAAACAGACGAACTGGAAAGTTGTTATCTGGAAAATCGACGATAATTACAACCAGATACCCGGCACGACCCAAACTTTCACGTATTACCAGGGGACTCCTCACGACCATACGAGCGAAGTTTTTTATCGCACAGATAAGATAACCCCGTCAGGTGGATTTGGTAAGTATGCGATCATCTTCCAGCGCACTGATAATTCCAGCGATGCCTCGGTGCTAAAAGTTGAAGAGATTCACGCGATCAACATCAGGACCAACGTCGTTCATCCGACTGACACTCTGGTTCGTGTAAAAGTTCGGGCGACAGAAAACGCGCTTGGAAGTCGCGAGCGCAAATATAACGCTCTCGTAACGCGCCATACCATCACTTACAACCTGAACACGCAAACTGTAGATTACACGCTGCGACCGTCTCGCTCGTTCGCTGATGCGGTGGCGCATACCTGGCTCATCATGGGTGAGCAGTCGGTCAGCAGCATCGACCTGTACGGTCTGTATTCCATTGCCGAAAGCCTGCCTGATGACCGGCTGGGCTACTTCGACTACACCTTTGACGATGAAAACGACTCGCTCGGTGACCGCGTGCAAGCAATCTGTAATGCGGCATCGGTGGTTGCTTATTGGGATGACGGTGTGCTGACGTTCACCCGCGACGAGAAAGTTGATTATCCGGCGGCCGTATTCAACCGCGCCAACATGAAGACGGACGAGTACAAAATGACGTACGAGGCCACTCTTCCTGGCGGCTACGACGGCGTGCAGGTGTCCTACGTTCATCCGACTACCAACAACAAGACGTACATCAACTACCGCGTGCTGAACGGCGCTATTGTCGAGCAGGAAGCTGAGAACCCTAACAAGCTGGAGATAGTCGGATTCCGTAACGAGTACCAGGCACGTGAGAGAGCTATTAGGGAAGTTAAGCGTCTGATCTATTCCCGAGTTAAGATGAATGCCAAAGTGTTTGAAGACGGTATTATCCAGGTGGGTAGCGTAATTCAGATGCCGGACATCTACGACAGCAATCAGCAGCAGGGTTATATCACCGGGCGCTCCGGGAATAACTTCGATACCAGCGAGCCGATCACCTTTTCCGGGGATATGTATGTGCTGATTACCGATAGCCTTGGTAACCCGACACTGCGTTATCCGGCCACCGCCCGAGCTGACACGAAGTACGGATTCACCGCTGCAATACCTAGTATTCAGCTAAACATCTGGAACGGAGACACGGTGCAGCTCCCGTCGCGTTATCTCATCGCGACAGTGGAAGAGCTGGACAGCCAGTTATGGACTGTCAACAGCATCAAACCAAACACGGATAACACGGTATCACTGACTGTCGCGGAATACAGCGACGCCATCTACCAATAAGACATTCCCGACAATCCCAACCCGGCCATAGCGCCGGGTTTTTTTATGGAAAAAATATGGCTACGCAACCTACTAATAATCCAGTACCGAGTGAATCTCCGCGCGACCTGAAGTTTAACGCCGGTAAAATCGACGAGTTTGTTACTTCGCTTGTCACTACATATGTTGACCGTTTCGGTAATGAACATTACACAATAGAGGGCTTGAACCAACTTGCACGCCAGGCTATTGCTGCATTTGGCTGGATACCGGTTGGCACTTTCCAGGCAGGGGCAACAATCTCATTGCCAAATCAGATCCTGAAAGACACAACAGACGGTGAATATTACCGCTGGGATGGGCCTCTGCCGAAGGTT